TCTGGTGAGATTCTGCTTTGGAACGCAGCTTCACGCCATTGCGCAACAAAGCCTGGCGAACTCCTGCAGCAGAAGCACCAATCTCTTTGGAAATCTCAACAGTGGAGAGCTTCTTCTCCAGGTACAATTTCTTGATGACTTGGGGATCGATGAGAGTAGGTGGCATACAACCTCCTTGGTTGTTGCCACCGTAACCAATCTCGATGTGAGTGTCAATCTCCATAGTAATTGTCTACCACTCACCGTAAAAGTTATTTATGAAGCGAAATTCCGAGAAGATGCCACCGCCCCATGCCTGCTCAATGTTGATGGCGACTTTGACCCGCATCTTCTTCTCTTCGTAGGCATTCCTGAAGACTTGAAGCCAAGACTGAATCAGAGGCGTCTTGTCACTGATGCCTACCTGAATGCCGCCATCCGTGAACGAGAGCTGATTCCTGGTTTGGAGAAGTCCTACGGACTCAAGAAGAGAACAGACCACTCCTCGGATGAAGAGACTTCGGGATGGGAATGCGAACAAGTGGAAGAAGGTGAAGGGAGGAGTCGTATTGAAATCATCGAGGGTATCGAAGATGGCCCAGACGATCTGCCTGGGTGAGTTCTCAACGCCGTCGATGAGTCGATTCAGCTCTGCGTAGTCTCGAATGAAGAGGCGGACTTGGTTGACCAACTCGTTGAGTTTGAGTTGAGCCTCTGGGATGGTGGACGACTCTGAGTCGCTTCCACCACCTCTCTGTGCAGGATCAATCTCCCAAGGCAGCACCGACTACCCCTTCTTTGAAGACTTCACCTTCATCTCGTCTTTGACGTCGACGCGATCTTCAGTCGAAAACTTTTCGACTGGAGTGGATGCCTTCTCAGAGACTTTCTCTGGAGCCTTCGCTGCCATCTTCTCGGCGTTGACCTGAGCTCCCAGGAGCTCGGCATTCCTCTTGTCGATCCACCACTGTGGCAGAGCTCCAAACGCCAAGACTTTGGCCATCACCAACTTCCTGTCTCGGGTTGGAACGTAGGTCATGTCCTTGAAGTTGAAGCTTCCGCCGTTGGGTGGAAGTTGCACCCGGCGATACTTCACAGGACCCCTCGTCAGATTGAAGACCAACATGGGCGATTACTCCTTTGAGGGTTTGCTGCTCTTGGCCTTCTTCGACACCTTCTCCGTGGCCGCAGCAGGAGCATCAGCCGGGGCAATGGAGTCCACGATCTTGTTCACCTCAGCATCGGCGCTGGCGGCAGCGACTGGATTGACTGGAACGACTTCCTGGGTGGTGGCGAGAGGATTCTCTTTCTCTCCCTTGGCCTCGGGTGGAACGACGACTTTGACTTGCTGAGTCGCAGCCAGATCCGTGGCCATTTTGGCAGCGGCATCAACAGTGCCTGTCGGAGCTGGCAGAGGAGCAGAAGCTTCGACTTTCTTCCTCTCGGCCATGGCCTTGTCTTCTTTGACTTTCGTCTTCGCTTCCTTCTCTGCTTTGGCTTTCTCCGACTTCTCTTGGGCGACGGAGTTCTTGGCTTCTTTGTCTGCAGCCAGGTCCGCCTTCATGTGGTCATGGTCGACGACTCGCTTCCTCGTCTGGTCCCAGGCGAGCTTCCTCTTCTTGTCGCCGTGAACCTCATGGATATCGATCGCACCAGCCGCCATCAAACGAGTGACTTGGAGACCCATGGGTCCATCGAGCTGTTCCGAAGAAAGCCTCAGAACCTGACCACGGCGGAGAGTCCTGTCCCCAATGCGAGGGGCTTCGGCGAAACGTGAAGAGGCCCGTTGAGACCGAGTCAGGTTCGAACGGACAGCCTTCATGGCTGCGGAGATCTCGACGTAGGACTCCGAAGGAGCTTTGGTCTCTTCCGGCTTCTCTTCCGTCTTCACTGGAGTTGCTGCTTCCGTCATGGCCTTCTCCTAGTTGGAAAGCTTGCCTCTTTGTTCTAACCCATACGAACTAGATTGGGAACGCAAGAGGTTGAGAGAGCTAAGACTTCTTGCCGGTGTCGACATCTGGGAATTTGGCTTTGACCTTCTTCTTCACAGCGGCGAGAGCTGCTGGGTCATGATGCATCTTGGCAAAACCCATAGCCGAAATGGCGTGCTGCTTGTCCGGGATTGGGTATTTGCCTTTGTGACCAGCTTCTTCCTTGCCAGGCTGGGCGAAGTCTTTCTTCGGAATCTCACTTCGCTCCGAAGGCTTGATCTCGAAAGCGATCTTTTCCAACTCTTCCCGGAAACCCTTCATCTGAGCTGCGAGCATTGGGCACTCCCTGAAAGGCTAAAAGAAAGAGGGGAGATGGGAGATTCAGCTTCCCATCTCCTCTATGACGGATTGTGGAACTGTGGCCAGCACACTCTTCTTACCTAACAGAATGTCTGCGCGAAGTTGTGGAGTCAGTTTCATGGTGCCTACGACTGGTTCACGAACTCTGGCTACTGCAGTGTGGCCACAAGAACGGCAAGTGAGAACGAACTCAAGATTGCGCCACACGAAGTTGGCGGTACTGACTTCTTCGTGCCCATCGCAGTTCTTGCAGACGAGTATCTTCACTGAAGTTCTCTCACAAGACTGTACCGGTTCAACAGCCTGATTGGGCAGATTTTTCTGTGCCTCTTGAGGCCTGACGATCTGCCCTTGTGCCTTCAAACCACAGTTGACTGGTCTGGTGATCTCTGGATGGTGAGGACAGTAACCGTGATGACCAAGAGAGAAGTTGCAGTTCATGCAAAGGATCTGGAAGCCTGGAGGGAATCCGTTCTTCTTGAGCCAGTAGTAGATGTTCACTCCGTTCCTGGCATCTCCATTGAGATCAAGTCGGTGTGCGGCTCCGGTATTGCCGACGTGGTCGACAGACAAGAACTCGATGTGAGTCTCTCCACAACAGGCACATCTTGGTCCTCCATAATGAGAGAAGACTTCTCCTTTCACTTGGAGGTAATACTTGTTGTGGCGCTCCCTCAGAAGTGGACGAACACTGTCTTCGTAGTCTTTCGTCTTCTTCCTACAACTCGCACACGACTTGAATCCAGAATCTGCTTGGTTTGGACAATCCTTGCGATTGCATTGCCCAGGCTGCTTCGGGTTGTTGGTTCTGTATCTAGAGCTGGCTGCGTAGTCTCTCTTACGGCAACTCGAACAAGACCTGTAACCCTCATCAGCCTCGTTGCTGCACCCATTGCGTTGGCACTTCATGTGTCCTCCAGAAAGAAGAAAGCCCCAGGTTGCCCCAGGGCTTTCTCAATACCAGAGGAACGACCCTCAGGTCAAAATTGTGTGACCTGTGGGTAGAACTGGCCCGCGTCGACTTGGTTGTTCACCGGAGCGAGCTGGTCTTCCGACAGAGGCAGCGCAGCAGCGAAGCCGGTGTCGGTGGCGCCGGGAGTCACCGAGCCGCCGTAGAGCTCCAGCTTCACGACGGACGCGATGTTGCCGATGCCGATCCCGATGTCTTCCCAAGACTGCCAGGTGATCAGGTTGGCGATCTTGTCGATGTAGAACTTCGTCTGGTTCAGGATGTAGAACCGGCCGAAGAACTCTGGCGCCGTGAAGCAGTACACGTTGCCTTCGCGGAGGATGTTGGTCTTGATTGTGCGGATGATCTTCAGGCCAACGACCGTGTTGGACTTCCAACCTTCCGTCGCGGTCTCCGCTGCGATCGACCACACGTCCTGGATGGTCCAGGTCGAGAGATTGTCGTAGTCGGGTTCCGTGATGACGATCCGCTCCGCCCGGAGGAAGCGGCGGTGCAGGAGCTGCTTCAACCGAACGAAGTCCGGCTTCAGCACGGGGTGGATGACGAAGTCGTCGACGTTGGCCGAGAGAGCGCCTTCGCCCTTGACCACCGAGGAGCCGACCACAGTCGGAGGCGAAGCGTTCAGGCTTGTGACGTTGAACGCAGTCGCCGACCCACCGTTGGCGTCCAACTGATACGCCTGGACAGCGGCCTCGATGTAGATGACGAAGTTCAGGTCCTCGATCGCCTGGATGTCCTTCACCGAGTTCTCTTCGATGATCTTGGTGATGGGCATCTCGTACGCGAGAAGTTCCTGCTCCACCTTCTCGAACTTTTCGGACGAGATGGTGAAGAAGGGGATCTCGTAACGGGACCCTCGGATGAACCGTGCAGTCGGCTGCCCACGGAAGCTCATGGACATCGCAGCCGAGTTCGGCTCGATATCAACGATCTTCACGAGGGTGTCGTGATTCACGGAGCGCTGCAGCTCTGTCCGTTGCACATTGACAGGCGGGATGATCTTCCGCGAGAAGGCGACTTCACGCAGACGGTCCCGGATGTACGTGCCTCCGAACTCGGCGATCTTCTCTTTGCCCTCGGCGGTGCCGACCTTTTCGAAGAACAGGTCGTTCACCATCTGGGCTGGAACTGAGTTTGCCATTTTCTCTTTCTCCTCTTGGGGATGGGTTGCGACCTTTACACCAAGGTCTGGTAGCCAGTGTGCATGAAGCGGACTTTGGTGAGTCCGGCGTAGAGCTTCGTGACGTAGCCAACGACGACCACGCCTGAGCCGGAGGTGGCAACCACCTTCGCCAGACCACGCTTGGTCAAAGCGCTGATGGTGACGTCCTGAACAGTCAGCATGCTGCCGATTGCCAGAGAGGCGGTGTTGACGATCTGAGTGTCGGCCTCATACATCCCGAACATCAGGACAGAGGACTTCCCAATCGCCTGCGTGTCATACCGACCACGTTCGGTGAAGACTGGGAATGACGGGAGCTCTCCTTCATGCGTCCCACCCGCTCCAGTTTCATCTCGCTGGAGTTGGTACGACGTGTTGAAGTCCAGCCACTCGCCATCCAGCAACGGATTGGCGCCGAGGGGTTGCAGAATCGTTGGATCGGCGAGAGGGAAGTCTCGCCGAGTCAGCGTCTGCAGCTCGGTGACGAGAACAAAGTTCGGTGCGGAAGACGACATCTGGTTTCTCCTTCGAGGTTCGTGTGGTTATCGCAACATTCTCTTGGGGTCCGTGGGAAGAAGAAACTGCTAGATGGACGCCAGTTTCGCGGCGAATTCCGCGTCTGCTCTGCCCGTTTCAGTGTCCGAATCGCCGCCTTCCACTGGGACCTTGCCGTCGTCTGCGACCGACGCGAACTTGGTCTGTGGAGCGGTGAGACCGACAGCCTCTTGAATGACGTCGAGGTTGTCCTTCTCCAGAAGGCCCGCCACCTTCTCCTTCGTGCTGAGTTCTGGCTGCAAACCCTTTGCATCCATATCTTCAGCGATCTTCTCGGCGAGCTCTTTCTTCTCGTATGCGGCCACCTTCTCGCGCAGTTCCTGGTTGTCCTCCGAGAGCTTTCGGAGGCCTGCAGAGCCCATCTGGAAGATGGCTCCAACCTCTGCGCTGCTGTACTTGTCCATGAGGTTTGCTCCCTTGGCTTCTCGTTGGTTACATCGGATTCGCTGACGGAGTTCCGGACTTGCCGACCGGCGGCAAGGAGCCGTAACCCATCATCGAGTTCGAGTCCTTCTCTTTCTTCCCCTTCTCTTCCACCTTCTTCGCGATGGCGACCTTCAGCTTTTCATGTCTCGGGTCATTTGGATCCGAGGCAATCTTTGCCAGGTACGCCTTCGCCGCTGCGATCTTCACACCGGCCTGACCAGTGTTCCGCAGATTGTCTTGGAGCTTCGAATCATGCGCCTTTGAAAGCGCTGGCTCGCTCAAGACCTCAGAGAGCTGCTTCTTCTGAGGCTCCTTGCCTTGAATCTTCTTCATCTTGATGGCCGCTTCAGAAGACTCGATGGCACTGCGAGCACTGTTGCTGCGGTCGCTCGGTGGCTTCGGTCCTTCTTCCGACGGCGTGTCTTGAGTGAGTCCACCCTGGCGTGACTCGGCGACCTTGCCAAGGATGTAGTCCACGGCTGAAGAGCGCTTCTCTTCGCCTTCTTTCTTCTCGCCCTTCTCGCCTTTCTCTTCCTTTTTCTTTTCTTCCTTCTTGGGCGGGAACTCGGCGACCTTCTCTTCTCCACCATGAAGCTTCAGAGCCGCAGCTTCCAGGCGAGAAACGATGGCGCTCTTCTTCTCTTTGGCGCCATGTTCTGGGCAATTGGGATCCATCTTGCCGCCGACACATGAGCACTTCGTGGCAGCTTCCTTGCCCTTGCCACCGCTCTCGCCCTGGCCGGGAGACCAAGCCTTGCCCTTCACAGGAGTTGGCTTGCCAACGGGATGGAAGACGGCAGGAGCCTTTGGAGCCTTGGCTGCGAGACCATCCGCTTCGCTCTTCTTCTCCTTTTCTTTCTTTTCCTCTTCCTTCTTCTTGGCTTCGATCATTGCCTTCACACCCTCGGCGGCGGTCTTCATCACGCCTTTGGCTGGGTATGGAGTTGAAGGAGGAGCCTTCTTGAGGTTGTCTTCGACCACTGTCTTGGCAGCGCCGTTATCCTCCGCCTTGATCTCTGGAGTGGTCTGAGGAACGTTGTGAGACTTCGAGCTGTCCTTTTTGTAGGACTGCTTGCCAGCCAGAGGAGATGCCGTCGGGAGAACGAGTCCGCCCTGAGGCTTCTCGCCACCGATGTTCTTCTCATCGGCCTCCTTGAGGAAGTCTGCGGCGATGGCATCCATGGCAGAAGCCAACTTCTCGATATCGTCTGGGTCGGAGAAGTTGATGCCGTCTGCGGAGCTCTTCTTCTCTTGCTCCTCTTCCTTCGGAGTCGGAATGTGACCGTGCTCCTTCTTCTCATACTTCATGAGCTTCTCGGCCTTCTCCTTGTCTTCGGAGGCTGCGAGCTTCTCTTTGGCGTCCGCAATGGTCGCCTGAATCATGTCCGCCAGAGGCAAATGCCCGGCAAGTTTGTTACGCGGCATGTCTGATCTCCTTGACTGCGTGAAGTTGTCTGGCGTCCAAAAGCACTTTCTCCAACTCCTCAAGAGTAGCGTTGGACTTCAGCAAGTTTGCCCTCTGAGAAATGACTCTGACATTGCCTTGGATATACCCCTGTGAGGGTTCGATTCTGTCCAAGCTCGGAGAGTTGTCCAAGCGCCGCTCTCGGTGAAACTCCAGTTTCATGCCGAGAACAGGACAGAACTCTGGGATGACAATGTCTTTCTTTGAGAGGTTGAACTCCAGTCCTTTCTTCTTGGATCTCTTCCTCGCTTCAGAAAGCATCTTCGAAACTGTCGGTCCCACGCTTGCAACTTTTTCTCGATCGCACATCCTGCAGCAAGAACGAAGACCATCTGGTGCGGTACGTTGAATGTAGAACTCTCTCCTGGCTTTTGGTTTCTCGCAGCCAGGACACGTCTTCAGAGTCATGTCGAGATAGGGATCGTTCTTCTTCCAAAACGCAGAGTACCTCTCACGCTGCTCCTTACTGGCCAGGGCAGCGGCTCCTTTGTGGCTCAAGTACCACGTTCTCTTTTGAGCAGGAGTGGTCATCTTCACACAGTCGTTGCCGCCGTCACCGGCGGAGGTTGAATGGCCCTTGCGCTGCTCGTGTTGTCGTTGACTGCAGCAGGCGGCTCCGGTTCTCGTGCTGTGGGTCGAGAGGTCATCTTCGGTGTCTTGAACAGTGAGGATTTTCCTTTGGCCATTCGAGCAACCGTCGACGTCGTGTTCAACCCTTCCGCTATCTTCTCCAACTCATCTCTGAAACCTCGCCATGTCTGCAAAGTCATCGAGAACTTTTCTTTGCCGACTTGGCCAGGATCCGGAGTCTTCTCGTAATCCTTCTTCGGTTCATCGTATTTCTTGAGTGCTTCCTTTTTCCCTTTCGATGTTCCGAAATCCTTCTTCGGTGCCTTCCCTGCTCCGTATGCTTGTTGAGTTGCGATTGCGAATGATTCGGACTTGGGCATTCCTGGGTTCTTCGCCCTGATATGATTTGCTCTCCCGTGAATCCACTGAGGCATCGAAGTGAAGAGGTGGGGTCCCTTGTGAGGACCCCACCCCAAGGTTGACTACTCCTTGGCCTGCTCTGCAGGCTTGAAGCCGTACTGGCCCAACAGCTCCCAGGCCTTCTGATCGACGGCAGCGGAGAGAACCTCTTCCTTCGTGGCAGAGGTCTTCTCTTGCACCGGCTTCAGGGTCTCCGGGTCGATGTTGTTCGCTTCGAGGATTTCGACAGCTCGGCGTTCAGCGAGGGTGTCGAGAGCGGAGCTCTTCTTGTCCATGCCCTTCAGATGCTTCGCCACTTTCCCGGCGGACATCTTGGCCTTCATGAACGGAGGAAGCTTCTTCTCCTTCTTCTCGTCCTTCTCTTCCTTCTTCTCTTCCTTCTTCTCTTCTGCCGCCTTCTTCTCGATCTCCTTCGTCTCCTGAACGAACGCGTGCGCCATCACGCGACCCAGGTAGTCGGCCTCTGCGACCTTTTCCTGTGCCTCGGTGTCGTCGCCAGCGGTTTCCTGAGCGCCCTCTCCGCCTTGCTCGGCGGCGAGAACTTCGGTGGCCAGGGCCTCGACGTCTTCGTCGGTGAGGGCATTGACGTCGATCTCCTCGGACGCTGAGAGCTTCTCTGCGAGCTCTGCTGCGGCGAGCTTTTCGATGTCGGCCTCAGCCGTCTTGCCGGTGCCGTAGATTTCTGCGAGCTTCGGATCCATTGATTCAATCTCCTTGGGGTTGGTTTTCGTTCGAGGCCGTCTTCGAGGTTTGAACCCCTAGGCCGACATCTCCTCAGCGTTGAGGAGTCCTTCATTCGACAACACCATGGCGTATGCAACGGCGTTGTTGGAGAACAAGTCACGGTCCTGGTAGTGAGCACCCATCAAATACTCAATCGAGTCTCGGGACACCAACGGTGAAGCGCTGGCTTGCTTTGAGAATCCTTTCACCAGTTCATCTCCGTGGAAGACTTCCCTCAACCTTGGGTTGCTTTCTACCACTTCTGCGACTTGCGACAACTTCATCAGAACATCGCGACGATAGCCATTGTACGCGGCGCTGATCTTGTCGAGTAAAGGATGCTCGATAGGTTCTGGAGTGGGAAGAGGGATTTTGGGCTTCTTGACAATAATGATCCTCATCCTGAACGGTTCTCCAAAAGCTGTTCGCTGTTTCACCATCGAAAGAATCTTCGGCAAGACAAGCTTGAGAGAAGAAGCAATGTCATCAGCCATCCCGACGTCTGCTGCATCGGGGACATTTCTGAAAACTTTGCCTTCGTCTCCGAGCTTGTCTGCCAAAGCATTCTCCCCCATGCGCTTCAAGACAACTCTTTGAAACTCGTGAGGTTTGAGGATGACTCCAGCACCGGCGGTGCCTGCAAGCATTGAAGAGAGAGGAACCTCGGCCAAGTCATCGAGCATGTCCTTGGGGAGGTCTTGCTCAACTCTCTCAATCTCTGGAAGCTTCCTTGTGGAGAATGGACTGAGAGGGATGTTTTTGATGATCTCGGCCAGCTTTTTCTCCGCAGTCTTCTGTCCGAACATTGAGGCAATCTTCTCAGACGTACCTTCGATTGAACATCCACATCCACAGTCTTTCGAAGACGTCTTCGCCAACTGCTCTGGCACCTGAATGATTGGTCCTTGTGGTATCTCGCAGACGTCACCAAAGCACATCTTGTTTCCGCGAGATGCGAGTTTGGCCATCACCTTTGCGCTCTTCTCTGCTCCAATGAAGACACCAGAGATATCGAAGAAGCGAGGGATGGTGTTGTAGACGCACACTCTCCTGCCATCTGGAAGGATTCTGTTGGGACCGAACAGATGTTTGTCTTCATCTGTCATCGGCTTCATGTGCTTGCAGTAGTCTTTCTTGGTCTTCGAGTGGTGCCCACAGATAGAGCACTCGTCCCAAGGGACCTTGCAGCCCATCGATACGTCCGGGAACTCTCCGCCATCGACTCGAATGATGAAGGTATCTTGACCGAGAAGTCTGGCCCTCTCACGCCAGAGCTCTACGATGAGCTCCACTCTCTTCATGCGATGATTCAGAACCGAGAGAACAGGTTTCCCAATCGCTTTCTTGGGATCCTTGTTCTTATGATGCATGAAGAAATGGCCATCCAAGAATGTCTGATAGCCGTAGTCCTTGCCCTGGTGAGCCAAGGCGGACCAAGGGAATGCATCAGAATTGATGTTGGAACCGAAGTACTCGCAGGCACTCAGCGCATTGAGTAGGACGTAGCAGTTGGACTTACGCTGAGCTGCAGTGATCTTGCCGATGAACTTGCGGAGCTCTGGTCCTGTCTCCCAGTCCGCGAAGGGAGGAGCTCCGGCGGTCTTCTCAAACACTCCTGCATCACCGAATAGCGTCTGAAAGAAGCTACCGGCTGCGTTCTTCTCTAGAAGGATTTCCTTTTCAATCATGGACCTCTTGCAGCGCTCTTCTTTTCTTTGTCACCAGCCGTTGCATCATGCTTGAGGCCAGGGACTCGAAGGTCGAATTGCCTGGCCTTGGTGTCGACCAAGCTCTTCCTGGCGCTGATGAGTCCAGGGATGATGGTGCCGGTGGTCTCTGGGCTGGTGGCAACAGACATCAACAATTGACCACCAAGAACCGGATCCGCCATGAACTCTGGAGCGTACCTGTTGAGGCTGCCAAAGGACCGACGAAGAGTTGACCTGTCAAATCTCTTCGTGAGATCCGGATTGGCCCGGATGATTGCGTCGTATCGACGGCTGCCTAGGAGTCCGCTCTTGGCAGAGTCATAGATGTCTCGGGCGATGGAGGGTGCTAGGCCACCGACGATGGCAGTGGCAGCGGAGATGCCGAAGCCTTTGGCGAAGTCTTTGACTGCAGCTCCCGCTGACGAAGGAGCTGCTGAGATCTTCTCCATCGTGGCATCGAAACCTTCTTCTGCCGTCTTGAGGATGTCGTCGACTTCCTTGGCCACATCCTTGGCAAAGTCTGGGTCGTAACGTTCGGTGAGAGCCATCATCATCGCAGCGCTCTTCATCATCTGAGGCTCTGCGAGACTGGCCAGTTCGACAAGGTCATTTCGTGTCATGTCACTCCACCTTGAGAGGTCGGTACTGGGCCTTGCATCATTGCCTGGTTCTCTGGCTCGAAGCCTGCCTTGTACTGTCTGTACTTTCCTTTGGATGCTGTGGCGGCTCCTGCTGTTCCAACTGCTCCGAGGCCTGCTTTGAGGGGATGATTGATGGCGTAGTTGCCGATGATACGAAGCAAGCCAGCCTCCTTCTTGATGGAGGCTGCTCTGAGAGCTGCAGACATCTTCTGCAGGCTAGCTAGCTTTTGCAGCACCAAAGAAACTCTCCTTGATGGCCTTCTCCACCTCTTCGAGTTGACCTTCGACTTCTTGAAGACCAGCGGCAACCTTCTCAATCTCTGTGGAGGACTGCACGACCTCCATGAAGGCAGCGATGACTGGGTGCTCTTGGTTCACCACTCGATGAGCCACCTTCTCGATTTGGCTCACGCTCTCTGAAAGCTTCTTTGGAGAAGCGACTTTCTCCTTGATGAGCCGTTCAATGACAGGCTGCATCACCTCCGAGATCTTTTCTTTGGGGATGCCCGTCGAGCGAACGGCAACGATGACATCGCCGAGGCCGTGTCCATCGAGAAGATGGTCTTTGACAGTGCCGTACAGTTCTGCGCTTGCAGCCTTGTAGGATTGATCGAAGGTTTCTCCTGAATGGGAGAGCTGGTCTCGGACGGCGACGAGGGAATGCTTGGCATCGAGAAGCTCCTTGGCAGCGGTCTCTCGGGAGAAGTCGTGGTCGAGTGGGGCGCTCGGGGTGAACAACTCCTCCAAAGCTTTCTCGGCAGCAGACGTTTTCGCCTTCTTGAAAGGCTGCTTGCTGTAATCGAGATCGGTTCTCGTCACGACTGTAGAGCGAGCTCCATCCGATATGTCTTGCACGACCCTCGATGGATCGGCGAGCTCGAACTGCGGATAGCTCGCATCGTCCCCAGCAACCTTGGCCTGATCATGCAAGGCCAGATAGGTGGAGTTGTTTGCAAACTCGCACACTCTCTTGATCTGTTCCTGGTTGATGTGCTGGTGGGCCGATGCGATCTTCACAACGGCGTCATTCAAAGTGAGGCCCTCCATGAACAAGTTGGTGGCCTCTTTGCCCATCATCTCCAGAGCCTCAGCAGAAAGCTTGGCTCCAGAAGCTGACGAGAGTGCGTTCAGTAGCTCTTCAGACATTGGGGTAGACTCCTCGCAGGAAAGCCAGGCAGAGTCTAGGGTAATTGCGAGGAACCACAATGGGAAGAGCTTTCACCTTCGAAGAAGCTGCACAAAAGCTTGGTCGGTCGAAGCGAACCGTACACACGTATGTGAAGCAAGGGTTCATTCGAAGGTTCGCTGACAACTATGGAAAAGCTCTACTTGATGCAGATGATGTAGACCAACTCGTCAAAGACTTTGGGGCCGATCTTCCTCCTATCAACAAGAAGACTGTCTTCCAACTCCAGTCCAGACTGAACAAGCTGGAGAATCAAATGAGGATGGTCATTGAGATGCTGGAGTTGAGGAGTGACCAGCTCAGACCCCAACCATCACAGGCTTCTGGTCTATATCGTGCAGCCTCTGCTGCTCTAGGTAGGAAGGGACAGTGGAGCATTGAGGAAGTCCACCAGTGGGCGACTCTCTTCGAAAGAATCGACGAAGAGACTCTCAAGATCATAGCCATCTCAGAGAAGGAACATGACTCCTGGAAACCTTTCCTGGCTCTCTGGCGAGAGATGCTCGACTACTCCACCATGAAGTGTGAGCAGACCAAAGATGTACACTGGCAGGAGAACCAAAAGTCCCTGGTGATTGCCAGAAAGATGCTTCGAGATGCCATCGTCATCTACGGTGGCATGAATCCCTTGGTGGACCCCACAGGTGTTGGCCTCATGGAAAGTCCTTTGGAAGCCGTTCTCCGCAAGTTCACTCCCAAAAACGGCAAATAGTCCGCAGGCTTTGGGGATAAGGTTTTGGCGAAGGAATTCACCTTTGCTTTGACCCTACATGGGCGAGGAGAAAGAAATGGGAGATCGTTCAGCAGAAGGAAGGGAACCGAAGGATGTCGCATCGGTGAGACCTGCTTCGATGCAGGAGGTCGAGAAGGCCAGGGAAGAAGGCAAGACCATCGAGGTCACCTGGGAAGGTTTCAAGGACGGTGACCCCGCCGAGCGATCGATGATGGCGGACATCTGTGAGAAGGTCGGTCTCCACGACGAGGCGGCGATGCTTCGTGAAGACAGCGTCAAAGCTCGGAAGAAGCCGGGCTTCGGCGCCAGCATCAAGAGGGCGTGGAATGCTCCGATTCGGACGAGCACTCTCACGTTCATCTTCGTCGGAGCTGGGATCGGCTATCTCCTGTACTCCGGAGTCGCCTACTACTTCCATCTCCCCGGAGGCATCTTCGGGAAGAAGGCGATGGCGGACGAGGTTCCGGCACGTCGGCTTCGCGCAGTGAGCTGAAACGGAAGGACCCGGCACAACCGGGTCCTTTCTTTTAGTCCTCCTCCGAGTCGTCGTACTGTTTCGATTTGGAAGGTGGACCTACTCTCTCAAACGGATTCATTACATCGAATCTGGGAATCTTGATCATCGAAGCCAAGAAGCAGAGCAAGACAGCATGGAAAGAGTCATCTGTGCAGTCTGGACTCTTCTTGTACTGAATCTGCCGAATCTGTTCGTTGTACTCACTGAAGATGTTCAAGAAGTCCTTGGAGAACGGATCCTCGAACTGGGCGAAGTCAGGGAAGCGGAAGACATTGCGCCTCTTGATGGCATTGAAGATGTCGGTCATCACCTCAGTGCGGTGTACTAGGAAGCGCCGGAACTTCTCCTCCCACTTCACCTTCTGACCTGGCGTCGAGTACTGATACTTCATGATCTTCTGCGTGCCGAATTTGCGTTGCAGACGATCGTTGCGATCGAAACCTCCGCCGTAGTCCGTACCAGCTATCACTACCTTCCATGCCCTAAGGATGTTCTCGATGAGCTCCAATTGCGGATCAGGTTCTTCCTCTGGGCCTTCGAACCGATGGATGTAGAAGATGGTGAAGTACTCCTTGATGTATGCACCCAGAGCAATGACACTGTACGTTTGTTCACCTGTACCCCAATCGACCCCAGCGAAGACTGGAGTGTTCTGCCCAAGTTGCTCTTTGATTCTTTGAAGAGCCTCTGCGGTCATCAACAAACCGGACCAGCAGTTGTCGATGATGTCCTGCCTGGTCAGAGGGCGGAGACCTGAATCGTATGAGAGTCCCAAGACTTCGTTGTAAAAGTAGGGGCGAGACTTCTTCTGCTTGTCGAGGATGTCGCCCCACTCGATCCATGGCACCATGATCTGAGGGATGCGGAAGCCTTCGAAAGGCTCTTCCAGTTTCTCTCGAATGCCTGGAGCCATAGCTGCCCAGGTTGCCCTCTCGTGCATAGCATCGATGGGACGACGGCACTTTGAACATACGAGTCCTTCTGGACCAATGTTGTCTTCCAGTAGAACGTTCCAGTACCAAGTGCTTGGGTCGTTGGGGACGCCGTGATGTTCACAAGGAACGACCCATTCGTTCTGAGTCGAGAGGTTGACCCAGTGGTACTCGATGGCATTGTCCAAGCTCTTCGGAGTTCCAGAGTAGCTGAAGAGCTTATACGGGGAGTGGGAGGCACACTCTTCAATGACCGCGATGTTGTCAGTGATGATGTCCTGAAGCTCGTCGATCTGAATCATGTCCGCCGGGATTCCTCGGGTTCGGTCGGCGTTGTGGTAGGCATAGCGAAGCGTGATCTGAGAACGATTGATGAACTTCTTCTGGAAGACGTTGTCTGAGAGCTTGCTCGTCGTCCAAGTCTTCATCACATCGCTGGTCTCGATGGGCTCCTTCAAACGGTCTTGGGAGAATGTCTTCGTCTGTTGATTGGTAGGCGAGACATAGAGAACATTGAAGGAATTGATGATGGCGCAGTAGGCCAAACTCTTGTTGCCGAGAAGAGTGCTCTTCTCAACTTGGCGTCCGCACTTGAAGAGAGTTCTCTTCGCAGGAGTGTTGTACGGCTGCCTGAGATACCTGCGACCTGAAAATGAGAATGGAATTCGCTGCTGAGACTTCTTGTCCGGAACTCTAATTGCAAACTCCGTGAACATAGACGGAGTGATGTTGATGAGTTCTTTGGTCTTCTGAACTACCTCTTCGGAGTCCTCAGCAATGTAATCCGGCACGTCCGGTTCTTCGTCCCATTCCTCGGGCGTAACGGGATCTCCATTTGAGTCTAGGATGGGTGGCCTGAATGAACGCTTGAAGTCTTCCGTTCTAACTACACGCATGAAGACCTCCGCACACAATCCTCCGCCTCTTGCTTGGGTAGACTCATTCGTTGATTCAACATCCCGGGCTCTGGACCAGCAGATCTTCTATACCCTAGAACCAACTGTAAATCCTCTGGTCTTCACCATTCGTCTCAGATGGGAACAGGGCGTCTCGGGGAAGCTGGTCATGGGAGTCTGGAACCTTCTCCAGATTTGGATACATAAGAACAACTGCGAGACCTATGGAAAGGTGAACACAGGTTCCACTTCCCTCGCAGCCCACATCGTCACGAAGATGAGATTAGGTCCCCCCAAGGACGAGAATCCTTTCGGTATAAGGCGATAGAGGAGATTTCTAGCCATGGCATCGACCACATCTCTCAAGTCCGGTCTGGGGTACTGGCGCCTTGAGGGCGTCACTTGCCATCGCTGTGGCAAACCAGTGGAACGAACTTCCGCGAAGTACATGCAGAAGTCTTTAGGAGTTGGATCAACTGGACCCTACGAGTACGGGGACCACACTGACATCGAAGTTGCATGTCACGATGCTGTCGTTCGATTCAAGATTCCAGGCCTGGAGATCTTCCGGATGTCCGTCATCGAGGCGATGAAGCTCATCCAAGACCTGTTCAAGTTCTACGATTCACCACCAACACCGAGATGAGAAGGATTCCCAATCATGCGTATGTGGTTCGTGACGTACCACCCAACCAGAAGGCACGCTGTCAGTAATATCAACGAGCTGACCCTAGACGACATCTCTTCGATCGACGCTCTCAAGATGGCAGAGAGAGTGGATGTCCTCGACAGTGATGGCCATCTGCGCACTCTCAGAGATGGCCCAGTTCCAGAACGAAGAGAAGACAACAGGCTCGTCTCCTTGGTTCAGCAGCTTGGGATGATGAAAGGCCATCTCACTTCTTTCAATCCCAAGATCACCAAGTTGATCGACGAGGCGTGGAAGGTTCTTTCAGACATCAATATGGAGCCAGTCTGCGCCCAGTGTGGCTGCATCCTCTTCACTGGAAAGTGTACGAGGAAAGGCTGCATTCACTACAAGAAGGTGCCACCTATGAGGAGTGGCTTCGGTGGCCGTTGAGATCATCGGAGGCTTAGACGAGGTTGGCTGGGGAGCATTGGCGGGGCCGGTCATCTCCTGTGTGGCAGTCTTCAGAGAACAAGACCTGGCTCTGATGCCTCCTGGAGTGAAGGACTCCAAGAAGTGTTCTCCAGAGCAGCGCTCGATGCTCTACCTCCCGCTATGCAGCGTGGCCTACGACGTAGGCATAGGCCACGCCTGGCCGTGGGAGATGGACAGGATGGGAGCATTCAAGGCTCTCCAGCTCTCATACAAGAGAGCGCTCGAAGAGATTCATCCCTCCAGGCAACCCAATCTCCTAATCGTGGACGGCAGCAACAAAGTCCACGCCTGGAAGGGGAAGCAGAGAGTCGAACCGAAAGCCGACGTGAGGTTCCGTCAGGTCTCTGCAGCCTCCATAATCGCGAAGGTCTTTCGCGACACGATCATGTGCGATTACGCCAAGAAGTTTCCGCTCTATCACTTCGAGATCAACAAAGGTTATGGCACCCCTGACCACCAGGCAGCCATTCTTCAACACGGCATTCTGGATGATGAGAAGGACCTAAGCCTTTACATCCACCGGCGCTTCTACTGTCGTCGATGGACCCAAGGAAAGAAATGATCCCTCCAAGGGAGTTCCCGTGTATCTGTTGCGACGTACCGGTACTGATGAACATGAGCTCATGGGTCCGATGCAAGAAGCCGGTGGCGGTATGTGAGAACTGCGATGACGTTCCACTACACACGCTCCGCGTCATCTACAATTTGAAGTGCCACATCGCTGAGCTAAAGCAAGACGTTCGAAGACTCTTCACTGCTCAACAAGAGATCGAGCAGGACTTCCTGAAGAGACCAGTGAAAGCTCCAACGTCCCACAGTCGTGGGGAGATGCAGCCGTGACTGCGAGGCATAGTCTGAAGCTGTGGTGGGCATCTCTGAACATTCCAATACGCCAATGAACAATCCTCCAAAGTCTCTCGAAGAAGTCACATTCGAGTTGTGGAATGGTGACGGCAATCTCATCGATTCCTGGAAGGCATCAGTCAACGTCTACAGGAATCCAGAAGGTAAAGAGTTCATCAACCACATGTCCGGCATACGACTAGTTGTCCGGAGGATGCGGGAGCCGATCGTAAGGCTCTATGGAGATGAGAAGAGGAAGCAGTAGCCTCTTCTTTAGCTATCCTTGCCGCCGTTGGCCTGATGCACTGCTTCACACGCCTTGATGGCGAGCTCTCGACAGAACTGACTCTCACCCCAGTTGTTGGCTTTCACGAAGATGGCTCCGACATCTGGGTCTTGTTTGATCTCCACACGATTGTGGCCGAAGGTCTCGGACATGATCGTTTTGAGTCTCGGCAAGAATTCTTTGGAGAACCTTGGAGTCGCCAGACTCTGGGCATCTGCAGAGTGATAGCCGTGAGGCCAGAAGTGGAAGATGAGATCCTTCCCCTTCGCTCCGAACTCTGCCTCGTAGATGCCGGGGCTGCGGACAGGTTGGAATCTCACTTGCTTGAACTGCTTGCTTCCAGCCTTCTTCTCTTCCTTGATCTTCCCTCGAACTTGCTCCTTCACCGAGTCGAGAACCAGAGCACGGTTCTTGTCTGCGTTGGCAGCGTTGTTCGAACCTTCCTGCATCTCAAACCAGTCCATGCGACCTCCACTAATGTGCTGCGTAGGCTAGCGCAATGAGCGCCTGCATTGCCATCGCCTTCTTGGTTTTCGCCATCGGGTAGTCCTCATGAAAGGCTACGAGAGCAGGAGCGCGATACGCTCCGGAGGCATGTTGGGCTTGGGCACGTATTCTAGCAACACGCCCGATGTAGTCTTCTGGATGTTCGTGAATGTCACGCCGGAGGTCGTCGCTAAGGCCGGTACCAACCTTCCCAACAGTTGGACCACCGGGCTTGAGAGCATACGTAAAACCTCCGCCACCCTTTCCTTCCCACTTCCCTCCACCTGAAAACACTCCAGTAATGTGGACGTCGTGATCTTCCGTGAACTTGACCTTGATGGGCTTCTCATTCGGACGATGGATGACAATCCCTTCTTCAGTAGTTGGGTGACGTCCACCATGGATGTCTCTGAGAAGTCGCTTGGCCTCTTCTGGAGTCTTGGCTTCTTCAGGGGCATGGAACTTCTCCTTCGGCAAGTGGGAGAGGATCTTCCTGACAAGCTCCATCCTGCGTTCGTAGGGTAGGTCTGTCGTCGGCTTCTCCCCGACTTGCTGAACATCGAAGACCATATTGTGAAGGTTGATGTCCTCCTGCATCTGCTTCGCCACAGACTTCATGACAGAAGAGTTGAGGATGCCGCCGAGCTCGTGAGGAGGAATGGATTCACCCTTCCTCTCTCCGTAGAGCTCACCCCGAAGCACTGATCCCACGTACTCTTTTGGAATCTTCACAGTGACAGGCTTGCCTTTGAAGAGCCTCTCAGTGTGAAGGATGGGACCGCCTGTCTCCTTCGACTTTCGATAGGAGACGACATCGAGCTTGTCGTCCATCAGTTTGGTGAGAGAAGCAGCTCCGTCAATCTTCGCCTGAACGGAGCTGCCAGGCTGGAGGTTCTCCAGAACACTCTCAGCTTTCTCAGGCGAAACCTTGGAGTAGTGAACCTTCTTGTAGGGGATGGGTTCCGTAGGAGTCGTGTTGATGAGAAGCCACTGCTTGGTCTTCTTCCCGTTCATCATCTGCTTGTCATTGTT